CTTCGCCTCGGTAGCAAGAGCCAGCGTCAAATCGTCGTGACTGACCTTGCCGGCCTTGGCTGCCTGCTCGATTTCGCGCATGCGCTTGATGTGTTGCTGCTCGACGCGCTCAAGCGGTCCTTCGAGCTCCGCCTGCAGGTTGCCCACCATGTCGGCGAAGCGGTCGCGCGCGCTCTGGATGCTGGCGTCGCTCTGGCCGCGCGCCTTGCGCGCCTTCGGCCCCTTGGGCAAGCCTTCGGCATAGCGGTCGCGTGCCGCGGCGATTTGCTTGTCGATCTCGAGCTGCGACTTACCAGCCGCAACGCCGACCTCCTTGATCTTGGCAATCTCGGCTTCGAGGCGCTCGCGCTTGGACAGGTTGCTCAGGGCCAGTGATGCAAACTCGCGCTCGGCCGCTTCGAAGGCCTTCTGCTCCGCCGAGCTGCGCGCCGGCTTGCCCTGCAGCGTGGCGCCAGCAGGTCGGCTCGTTCCGGAAAATGAGGCGCCGCCGCTAAGCTCGGCCAGGGCGAACCCGCTGGCACCGCCCGGGAGGCGCAGGGCCTGCATGTAGTCGCTGATCCCGCGCAGGCCCTGCTTCGCCGCGGCGTCGGCGCGCGCGAAGCCGTTAACGACCGTATCCCACGCCTCGGCGGATTCCTTCTTGACCGCTCGCCACGCGCCGGCGAGCAGGCCGATGTTCTCGACCGCCTGCGGCGCGCGCTGATCGATGGTGTCCGCGTAGGCGCGCATGGCGAGCGCAGCGGCGTCCGCCTCGCGGCCCTGCTCCTTGAACGAGGCGATTTGGTCGAGCGTCGCCTGAGTCAGGAAGTGTTGGGTGTCGTTGAGCTTGAGGATCGCGTCTACCGGGTCGGCTTTCAGCGCGACAAACTGCTTGATCGTCTCCTCAATGGCCTGGCCGGTCGCATCCTCCATCAGGAGCGCGGCGCGCGTGACCATTTCCAGCTGATCGGCGGTGAACCGCCCCGTGGACGCGACCTGCGCCAGCGCCTCTGAGGCCTTGCCGGTGGTGGCGCTGGTGGTCTCGTCCAGCTTGGCGGCCAGCAGGTCGAGCTCTGCTGCAGACGACGCGGCATAGTTGCCGGTGAAGATCAGCGCCTTGTTGAACTGCTCGGCGCGATCGGCCGCCTGGTACCACGCGGCCGCGAGAATGCCGACGCCCGCGGCGAGTAACGTAACCGGATTGATCAGGCCGACGACGTAGGTGCCCATGGCGCGGAACGCCGGGCCGATGCCGCCGAACATATCCTTGAGTTGGCCGCCCTGCTGCAGCAGCACCTGGAGCGGCCGCTGGCCGGAGCCGAGCGAGGTGGCGATGTCGGTGAACTGCGCAGGCAGTCCCCGGGTGGCCGCCTGCAGTTGCTTGGCCGACATGGCCGTGCTCTGCATCGCCTTGGCGGTCTTGCCCACCTGTTGCTCGACCTTGGCGCCGGTCTTTTCCAGCTTGCCCAGCTCGCGCTCGGCTTCCTGCACGCCTTTGGTAGTAACGGCGATGCCGAGCGTGGCGATGGACTGCGTCATTTTGCTTCCTTCGCCTGCAACGTCAGGGTTTCGATTTCCATCACCCTCAGGTCGTCGAACAGGCGTTCGCGATCAGCGGCAGGGATGGCGCGGAGGTCGAGCACGGTCGGCAGCGCGGCGTAGTCCAGCCCGGTGCGCCCGGAGAACCCGGAGCGCCACTGGGTGGACATGTCGAGGAACAGGTGGACGGCGGCCTCGGTGTCGGGCCACGTCTCGATCAAGTACTGGTCGGCGACGTCGTCAGGCAGTAGCCCGAGCGACCGAAGCTCGGCCGCGGTCGGATCGCCTCTGTAGAGGATCCGCGCGGCCGCGATCAGTTTTTTGCGCGGGCGCCCCGCAGCTCGTCGAGGTACACGCCGATGATCGCGAGCCCCGCGCCCGGGTAGTTGTTGCAGAGCCGCTCGATGTTCTCGCGGTTGAGCTCGTCCTCAAGATCCCACCCAACGACGCATTGCTCGATGGACTCGGCTGCCTCGGAATCGCGCGAGGCCTCACACCAGGCGGTCACCTCGTCGCGCGTCCGATGCTTGAACGTGAACTGCACGTCGACCGGACGACTGCCCGGCACGGGGATGCCCACCTTCGCCTTGAAGGTGGGCTCTGGGTTCAGCTTGAAGCGAGCCATCAGGAGGCGTACCGCACCGGCTCGGCCAGCAGCGACAGCGTGACCTGGTTGGTCATCAGCTGGTTAACCGTCAGCGACGGGATGGTCGACAGCGAAATGTAGGCGTTGTAGTACAACAGGCCGCCATTCGGCAGGGTGATGCGTACCGCGCGCGCCAGGCGGTCATCGTTTGCAGCCTTGGCCAGGATGAAGCCAGGCAGGGTGGGATCGTCCGCGACTTCGAACTCGACGCCGGCCGCAGTCTTGAAGGTCGGGATGCGCTTCTCGGCATCGGCTTCCAAGAACTGGTAGGTGAGGAACTGCTGCTCGCCGCCGGAGCTGGTCGAGTTGGTGATCTGCGCCAGCTGCGTCCAGCCCGTGATTTCCCGCGCCGTACCCGCGCCGCCGCCGGAGGCGTAGATGCTGGTCAGGCTGGTGTCGATGCCTTCCAGCGCAAAGGTGCCGGTGGCGGCCGCGGAGACGCGCAGGATCTTGTCGGTGAGGCGCGACCAGCCGCTGGTCACCTCGATGATGTCGCCATTCGTGAAGCCGTGCGCTGCCGACGTGGCAACCCCCGGGTTCGCGTTGGAGATGGCGGTGATGGTCTTGGCCGAGCCGTAGCCCGACGCGATGGAAACGATGGAACCATTCGGCAGGGAAACAGCCATTGGGGAGTACCTCGGTGTTGGTCGCCCGGCGCGCGGGCATAAAAAAACCGCCTTGCGGCGGCTGGGCGGTCGGCGGTGATGCCGGGGTCAGGTCGTGTCGGCGCGGTAGCCGAAGGACACGGGAAGCACATAGCGGTCGGCGACTTGCGCGCCTGGGCCGCTGGAAACAGGGGAGATGACTTGCAGCGTCAGGCCGGTGACGGTCAGGCGCAGGTTCACGGGGAACAGCGTCGCCAGTTCATCCATTACGGACTCAGCCGCGCCGGCGCCCGCATTGATCGGCGCGCGGATAGTGACCTGGTACAGGCCGGTGTAGCGCCTATGCAGCCCGTCGAGCGTCTGGCTGATCGTGTCGGCAGGGAGGAGGAAGCCCTCGAGGTACAGCCCGTCCGGCGCGGTGAACGGCACGTTCTGCCACGCCACCGTGAGGGCCGGCGAACGCGCGGCCGCCCATGTGGCGATGCGCGCCTCGATGGCCTGCCGGCATTTCTTGTTGCTCACTTCGCCGCCTTGGTGGTTCGCACCGCGTTGTCGACGAAGGTCTGGAACTCGGCGACCGTGATGCGCACCATGCCGGCGGGCGCTTGCTTGCTGTACCCGTATTCCAGCGGGATGGCGTACGGCAGGCTGTTCGTGATGTAGATCGGATAGTCGCCGTAGGCGCGCGAAATGGTGCGAGCGCCCCGGGTGATTGCAATCTGCCCGCTTGCATCGGTGTCGCTGGTCACGCGGTAGGACGGCGCGCCGAAACTGGTCGCCCAGTTCGCGCGGAAGCGGCCGGTGTCGACCGGGCTGCGCAGCACCGTCTTGGTCAGCACGTCGGTCGCCACCTTGCGCACGACGGCGCGCGCCTGCTCCGGCGCCGCCCTGGCGAACTCGGCTAGGCTCAGCGTGAAGGTGGTCATGCGCGCAGCTGCGCCTCGAACAGGACGGGGATGCCAGCGGGCGACACCGGCTTGACCGCGACGACTTGGTAATCGCGGCTCTGCCACGTGAGCTTGTCGCCCTGCTTCGGTTCTTGGCCCGGGGCAAGGTAGGCGCGCTGGTCGCCCTGCAGGATCAGGGTGCCGTCGATGTATTTCTGGTCGTACGCGAACACGGCCGCCGTGGTCGCAAGCGACGCGGTGCTGGGCGTGGTCGTGCCCGTCGCCGGGTCGTACGTGCCCGCGGTGACGCGCTTGATCGTGGCTGCCGCGCCGAACCGCTGCAGCAGGCGGGTCGCCGTGGCTGCGGTGGCGGGGTAGTCGAAGGTCACGCCCGCTGCACCGGAACCATGTTCAGCCCGCCGGCCAGCAAGCCGGCCAGCATGTTCTCGACGTAGGCGTACCGCGTCGCCTGGCGTGCGCCGGCGGCGTACGTCACCGAAATGGGCCCGACCGTCTCGCTGATCACCTGCGCGCCCTGGTCGCTCAGCAACTCGCCCGCGCTCGCCTTCAACGCCAGCTCGATGTTCGCGCGCATCAGCGCGGCCGGGATCGCCGTCGTCGACAGCTCGACGCCGTCCACCACAACCCCATCGCGCGGCCAGCTGAGCGCTTGCGTGATCGCAACCCGCTCACCCTTCCAGCGCAGGCCATAGACCGCCTCGATGTAGTCGCATGCCTGCCGCAGCGCAGCCTCGCGCAGCGCGTCGGACGCCAGCGCAGCCCATGCGGCGTTTGCCCGCGCGGTGAAATAGGTCGAGGCATCGGCCACGCTGGCGTAGGACTCTGCGCCGGCGACCTGGCTGCCGTTCTCGACAATCAGGGCCATCAGAGTTCCTCCACCATGCGGTGCTTCAACAGCTTGGCGACCTCGTGCCGCAGCGCGGTGATCTCGCCACCCTTGGCCACGTCGATGCGCGCGATCGTGCAGGGCTTGAGCGCGCGCACGCGCACCGCGCCGTCGACGCCGAGCAGGCCCTCGATCGCTGCGTGCGGCTTGTATTTAGTGAACCGCTCGGTCTTGTTATAGGCCGGCCACACGTCGACCAGCGGCCCCGCGCCGGCGACCCGGACGGGACAGTGCACGTCGCGCGCGATCTTGCGCGCTTCCTCGACGTACCCGGGCTCGCCGCCGTAGCCATCGCAGCCGGCGAGGATCACGACCTTCGCGCCCATCGCCCAGGCCGCCCATGTGGCGACCATGCCCGATAGCACGAACCGCGGATGCTGCGGCCAGTGGCCGAGCCGGATGTCCGCGTAGCCGTGCGGCGAGATGATCGGGGCGTCGCTGCGCTCGCGCAGGAAAGCGCCCATCTCGCACCGCTCGCGGCTGTGCGTCTCGTCCATCGCCAGCAGGTAGTCGGGCTTCCTCAGCTCGACGCCGTGGGCGTTGGTGCTGATATAGACGTCAGCCTCGATGCCGGCCAGTTGCTCGGCCAGGCCCGGGGCACCGCCCATGACGCAAATGCGCTTGCCCTTGTGGGCGAGGATCAGCTCACGAAACGACTTCATGGGCGCGCCACCGCGAGCACGTGCTTGCGCGGGATCACCTGGATCTCGACCTCACTGAATACCTTGCCCAGTTCCGCCTCCCACCACTCCACCGGAAACACGCTCAGGTGCAGTTCGCGGCCGTACCAGTTGTCTCGGAACAGCGCGATCTGGAAGTAGCAGGCCTTGTTGGTGCGTGCTTTGATCTGCTCGAACACCTGCGGCACCCGTTCGGGTGGCAAGTGCTCCATCACATCAGCGCAAAATCCGTAATCCGTTGCCGTCATGTCGGCTGGCAGTTCCCACAAGCACGCCTCGATCACCGGGCCGTGCGGGCCGCGGTAGGCATTGGCGGCGATGTCCACCATGCGGACGTCGAA